TACCTATTCCGTCACGAGTATTGAGATTGAACAAGAAGGTGTCTCTTGTTGGGACTAGTGAAGTTGGATTGGGATGCGTCTCCCATCGGGACCAACGATCAGATACAAAGCCTCTGTCCGGCAACATAGCAACCTCCTGCTATATCATCATGTGATTATAGATCTTCAGTTCCGTCTAACACTTCCTGTTCCATTACTTCGATTTCATTATCTGAAGCAACACCTTTAATTGCCGATATGTGAGACATCTTATTTGTTCTTGAGTAATAAGACGGAATGAACCCATTGTGTTTATTTCTTAGTTCTTGACGTTCTTTGTATAACGCTTTAATAGCAGGAACAAGACGTCTAATGTTTTGTTCAACAAATCTAGTAGGTATTCTAATAATCTCCCAACCGTGTTCAGATTTATTCAAAGTATTAAGGATAAACACATCTCGTTCTGAATCTTTACCAATCCTAAAACGATGATGTCCTCCATCAATCTCTAAAACAATCTTCATGTCCGGTAAAATAAAATCTACTCGTTTGCGTCCTATTTTTTGTTGTGTTCTTACTTTAATCTGATTTCTTAACAATTCGATACAAGCCATTACTTCATGAGCAGAATCAAACTTGCTACTGTCATTTCTATAAAATTGGACTACAGTGTCATATGGATCAAGATATTCTTCCATTTTCATACTACACTGTTCTTGCTTTTCTATAAGATGTATTGCTCTTTCAAGCGTTGCTTCAACTTTGTGCGCAATATATTCTTTTTTCTTTTCTTCTATTTTTTGTCGATACTTATGTTGGCATTCAACGCATAAGTTTCTACCTCCAGACAAATCTCTGAAATGGACCGAAGCTTCTTGCGAAATATATTGCCCGCATTCCCAACACCTAACTAAATTCATATAGTCCCCTCGACTTTCATTTTTAATAGGCCCTGCCTATATTACTATAATAAACTTATTTTATTGTCCAAAACGGGCGTTAAACGGGCAATATATTTTAATATCCTAATCTTTCAGCTATTGAAAGGATGATTGTTTTGTTTCTTCTTCTAGCTGTACTCTCGTCCATATTCAACTTGCTGGCAATCCATACCCAAGTTGGTTTGCTTCTGTCCCAGTATCTAAACTGAATCAATTGTTTATCCTCGTCATTCAATCTATTAAGCACAGACTCAATTGCATTTATAATATTCTTTAATCTACTTATCTCTTTATCCATTTGCAGTAACATCACACGATCTTCCACTTCATTACTAATATTCCCTGCACTGCCACCACCTTGGTTCTCGTCAATGTATTCTCTATGCCAAGCGCCCAATGTAACATTAACTTCCTTTTCCATCAATTCTTTTTTAGTAGAATGATAAAATCTTAATTCATCTTCAATAAGTTTATATTGTGCTTTACGTAATCGTTTTGACATTCAATCACTCTCCTAATAAAATTCTATCTCACACGTTATGCCTAGTGTTTGTTCATATTCTCAACCATGACAAGAGAAATGATTAATAATAACATATATTCAGCTTCCGAGAGACTAAGAAAGCCGAAAGCAGTCGACAACACTATAATGATAATCATAAAAAAATAAAATGAACTTAAGGTTTTAAACATTCAATCACTCTCCATCCATTCAATTAAATCATTCAAATAAAACTGCGCTTTCTTCAAATCTTCAATGCCGTTTTTATGCTCATAACGCGAAACGTATTTAAGTATGTTTCCGGCGGCATAACTCGAATAATCTTTTACTTTAGCTTTAATGTAGTCAAGCGTTTCAATACCTCCTGCTGTGTAATGTGGAGGATTGTTTACGTTGTCGTTATTATCGTTTTTCATAGATACTCCGCCGGTAGCCATTGCTTTCATGGCATTTGCAGCGTCATCGAACCACTTTGCAACTTTATCTTGCTGTGCTTTGTATTTTTGAATTGGCGTATCAATGTAAATTCTTTCGCAGTATCCTTTCGAGGCAAATCCGAGATCAGTGTCACCTTCATTTATCACAACAGTGTTTTCTTCAAATATATGCCAGGAGTTATTTTCGGTAGGTGTTTCAAATTCATTCCACACACAACCTTCATCTTCTAAATCGACCATCAACGCATTATAATCTTCTTGTGTTTCTGTATGATATAATTTCATTTGTTCGTCCTCCTTGTTAAATGGGATTGTTCCTTCACGGATCATTTGTTCAATGTAAATATCTTGATTAATGAACCATTGGCTTATAAATTTTCGAACACGGGTGAACATTTTTATCTCCTCCAATAGTCCAACAACATTTCAATTTTCCCAGGATTATGTCTCCTAGATAATAGTTTTCCAATTGCAAAACCATTAAATTTCAATTTTGAGAAACTTTTTAAATTACCAAGGTCTGTAAATATATATTTCTCATTTCCTAATTCAACAATAAATTCATTATTATTTACACTCGTAACATATTTTTCTTTACTTTGTATAAATTCTTCAAATTCATATTTAGTTTCTGCTTGATTTCCACATATAACAAGAAATCTTTTCATTTTACCCCTCCGCTTTTTTATAAATATCAAAAGGTTTTATTTCAGTTTCTAGTGCTTCGTGATTCACGTAAATCACCGCATGCTCTTTTAAGGCTTCGATAATATTTCCGTCCACTTCTTCTCCCAAATGCTCTAAAAGCCAATCAGGAAAATCAACATTCATATACTCTCTGACATCGCATTTATTATTTGTAATATCTCCTAGTTTCATTTTTACCCCTCCTCCACAATTCTTACGGCATCTGCAGCACTTCTTGCCACTCCGCAGATAGCTCCTTTATTTTTCATTGCCTTTAAAAATTTTTCTTGAACTTCGCTCACTTTGCCAATTTCATTTTTCACTTCAATAAAAAATATTCTTCCATCATTCTTGAATCCCATTAAATCGCTAAAACCGTTCGGAACTCCTGTATCAAAAAATCTCCCATCATGTGTTCTAACTTTTCCTGAATTTATTCTAAAAACCATATAGCCTGCTTTAGATAATTCCTTACGTATAGAATTCTGTATATCCATTTCTGCTGTCATTTTATACCTCCTAAAATCGAAGTTACCGAAAATGAAAAGTTACCGTAATGGGTAACCTTGAAATCAATTGCAACTCTAGTTGTTTCGGCGTTTTTTATCGTGGTTACCGAAAGATGTCAACTCTTTATATTTTTTACTTTTTTATAAATAGTATAAAGAGTTGAGGTAAAACGGTAACTCGGTAACTTTTCTCCCTAACGCTTAGTGGCTGTTAGTGTTTCGCGGTTACCCAAATTTTATTTACGGTAACTTACGGTAACTTTTGGGTGTTTTCGGTAACTTTTGTTTATAAAAATCAAACGACTTTCAATGTATTATTCTTTATGAAACACACATAAGTGACGGAATCTTTTGGTTGTTGGTAACGGTAAGGATGAATTCCTGTTGGAGTATCTGCAGGGTCAAACTTACCGCTTAATTTATGTTTGCCTTTTTCCCAACCTTCTTCTGAAAGAATTTCACCAAAACGTTTATAAAACGAGCGATCGCCAACTGGTTTTAAATTATTTGATTCGCAAAAATACTTGTAAAACTCGTAGACAACATAAAGTGGAATTCTAGTACTTTTATATTCTTTAAAAATACGTTCGTAATAATCTAAAATCGGGTCGTTATCTAGTTTATATTCCTCCATGATTTTTTTTGATACATCTGGTTCAACAAATCGTTCAAAATCCATATTGATTGCATGAAATAAAATATATTGTAATACTTCTTTATTCTGTATATATTCATCTTTAATCTTCCAATTGTCTTTTCCACCTTTTAAATTAGCTTTAAATGGAACGATAATAAAACGGCGATATGTTCCATCTGTTTTATTACGCATTTTAGGCATACCATTAGTGGACTGAATCACTGTCATATGAAAATTCGCACTATATGGGTGTTTGTTTTTTTGTTCCACCATAATTTCATCACCCGTTACAACAGAATTAAAATTGGAAGAATCATCAATATACACACCAGCCGGTACATCGTCGCCGATGCAACATACTTTTTCTTCTAAAATTGATAAGGAAAAACGTTCTTGAAATTGCGGTAATTTTAGTGTTGCAATATTAGAATTTCCGATTAAATTACGCAATAACTGTTGAAAAGTCCCTTTACCGTTATTTCCATCCCCTAGCAACCAAATAGAACTTTTTCGTGAATAATTTCCGTTCAAGGATGCGCTGATAACTTGCCACAACAGTGATGTTATTTGTTCATCACCACATGCTATTTCATCCAGCCATGTATGAACATCCCATCCATTTATGTTTTGTTTCGGTGGATTTGCAACATATGGCGTAGCTATTTTGGAAGTGAATACATAATCAGGCGTGAAGGCTTCTAATTTCTTTGTTTTAAGATTGAATACACCGTTTTTAACTGGTATAAGATACTTTGATACTGTTTTTTCTTTTACTTCGGCACCTTTCCACAAATGATAAATAACATCACTCGCTTTATTTGCATTTAGTGTTGGTTCTAAAAATCCGATAAAACGTCGAATGTAAGTCTCATTTTGTGTCCAAATGCCATCTTCTTCTAAATACATAGCTAATCGAGTGTTTTCATTCATATTAAATAGGCAGAAACGGAAGAATTCTTTCAGTATAATAGCGCAACCAATTGGTGATATAACGCTTGGTTGTTTTCCTTTCCCACCACTTATTAACCATTCTTCTTTTAGCTTTTCTAATTCTTTTTTACGTCTTTCATTTAATAATTGCGCCCAATTTTTACGCGACTTTAAGTTGATATTGTAACTGTTGCCACTCTGTTTAGGCGAGTAAACTTCTGAACAACCTGATATAGCTTTACCTAATGTTATTTGTCCATAAGTGTTTTGCCCTCGTTTTTGGTCCCATTTATCACGCATCAACCCTGAATCTCGGAAAATAGTATCCATTTTGTCATAATCTGCTGCTGTCCAAAAAGCTAACATATTTGCAAAAGCTAGATCTGCATCTGACTGCGAAGCGTAATATGCTTCCCAATTTCCCTCGTACAATGTTTTAAAGTATGGACCATTTTGGCTGTTATATGCTTTTTCCAATATTTCACTTTCAGACAAATCATTTGATGAATTTTGATGCTTAGTTAGTGATGTGTTTTCAATTGTTCCGATGTATTTCTCATGCAGTATTTTTATTGCTGATGTCGCTTCATTGACTTGTCTGTAGTTATCAATTACTTGACCCGTCATAACGAAAAACCGACCATCTGGATACATTTCAATATTACCTTTGCGCCGACCGCCTTCCGGAAAATCGCCTTTTGCAATAATATGAATACCAGCCCCACTCACACTGTACTCAGTGTAGCTAGCTAACGTTTGAATAAACTCACCAGCAATATTTTCAGTATTTCCATACAGATAATCTTGAATGTCGTCTTGAATGTCGTCTATATCCACTCCGAAATAGGGTGCTTTGAAGTAAAACCCTAACCCATCAAATTGATATTTTTCGAGTGAAGCAAGGGCAGTTTCAAAATCTGCCCAAGTTCGCTCGTCTACACTATTGCCATATGCTCCATTATTTGCGTTCATTGGTATTTTTTTGTTCTTGCCGCGCTCTTCATCCCAAACCAGTTGAAAAGCGCACCATTGTTTTAATTTTTTTAATTCGTCTGGAATTTGTTCGTACACGTTTGTGCGCTCCTCTCATTGTTTAGAACGGTAGATCGTTTTCACTTACTACTGGTGTTGGTTCGTTTTCTTTCTTTTTAAACACATGTTGTAGAGGTCCAGTAATTTTGCTTTCAGCCCATGCTTTTACATTTAGATTTTTATAAATTTGCCCATTATATTCAGATTCTTCGTTTTTCACTGTAACTTGGCAGGTTTTAGTTAACAAATCTTGTAGCAGTTCGTTTAGTGTGTTATAGTCTTTTCCATTTGGGAGTTGGATGGCTTTCGCAATTGTATTTAATGCCGTTTGACTATATTCATTTGTTGCTTTTGCTTTCCATACTCTGTGAAAAATATGCGCATTTTGAAATTTTTGATTTACATCGTTGCGAATAATCAAATCAATATTAATGAACTCCGCACCATTTTTTGTTGCGTCTTCATTTGCATTATATAAAACAACCTCGTACGTACCATTTTCTACTCCATTTGTGAAAACATCATTATGATCTACTTTAAACATTTTTAAATTCCTTCTTTCGTTTTTTTATTTGATAAATCCTCGTGCTTTTCCTTGATGGAATGCCCATCCATTTTTATAATTGTGTTCTTTTGCATATTCATATAATTCTTTCATGTTTTTACATTCTGCTGGACTACTATAATTCACTTTAAAAACAGCTTCGGTTATTTCTTGTAGCTCTGCTCCCTCATCAATTTGTATTGTTTTTACTTCTACTTTGAATTCATGTCCACAATGTTCACATTTTTTTGCTGTCTGGCTAACTGTCATAAAACACTCTTTGCATATTTTAACGGGTGCCTCTGCTTTTGTTATATTACTTCCTTTATGAGGTGCTAATGACCATGTTCGTTCCATGTCCGGTAGACCGAAACGTTTTACATTACCTACATGGTCGATGATGATAGCTGTTTTACCAGTTTGATAACGCATACCTCGCATGGATTGTTGGATATACAATGATAACGATTGCGTAGGTCTTAGCATTATGACAGTGGAGCAATCCGGAACATCGAAACCCTCGCCTATAAGGTCAAGATTACAAAGGACCTTTATTTCTCCTTCTCGAAACCGTTTTATGATGTCATCTCGAATGGGTTTAGGTGTTTTACCGTCAATATGTGCGGATGGAATACCTAATGCATTAAAACTCGCTGCCATTTTTTCGCTTTGATATATCGAACTAGCATAAAGAATTGCTTGCTCTCCGTTAGCTAATTTTTGATAATGTTTAATCACGTCCCCCCAAATCATTCTTTTATTGAATTGATCATCAAGACTAGTCATATCAAACTCGCCAGTTCGTTTAACGTTTAATGTTTCTGTTTGAACGATTTCAGGAGCATAATATTTGTAAGACGCTAAAAACTGATTTTCTATTAACCACTTCACATTCACTTTTTCGATTAATGTGTCATTTATATCACCCAGACCACCGCCATTTATTCTTACGGGTGTTGCAGTAAATCCAACAATCTTCGCTTTAGAAAAGTGATGAATTATTTTTTTATAGCTATTTGCTAACACATGATGACTTTCATCAATTATGATTAACGAAGGCTCCGAAGTTTTGTTTAGACGTCTAACTATCGTTTGAACCATACCCAATTTGACAAATTCCATATCCACTTCATTCATAATGAGTGTGTTTCTGATTTGGTCAATCAACTCTTTTCGGTGAACTAGGAAAAGAACATGGTTTTTATTATGTGTTGTCATACGAATTATTTCCGATAAAATAACCGATTTACCTGCACCTACCCACAGGGAGCAACGACGCACGGTCTATTATATCCCTGTAAAAAAGCCCCCTTTACATCGTTTATAATTTCTTGTTGATATTCTCTAAGCTTTAGCATCAATATCACCGATTTTGAATAGGTCTTCTTGTTTGCAACCTTTTCGACTATCAATTTGATTTTTAGCAAATACAGCGTTGGTTGGTTGTAAAATAAATCCGCGTTTTTCTTCTTCTGAATCGTAAATTAATCTTGCTACTACATCACATAGCCCCATCGCGTTTGTTAATATTTTATTAGAAATCTGTGGATAAGAACGATTGTAAATTTGTCCTTCTGGCGTTTGCCACTGGTCAGATGTTTCCCATGCAGTAATTAAAATATTTTTACCAAATGACTTCAAATATCTTATGGCATCAATCATCATGAATTGCATTTGTTGGTAATTTGCCATAGATGGAACACGATTATTTTTCCCTTCTTTACCAAGCTGCGCTAAAATAGAACGTTCAAGCTCTGATATGTTATCAATTACAATGTTGTTATAGTTGTTTAAATGGCTATCATTAATTTCTTTTAACAGTTGTGGAAAAGTAATAAATGGTGTCATTGTATCAGCGGTGACTATATCAATATTTTCTTGACCTTTCAAAACGTTGGTGGTCCTATCAATATCAACTACTAATGTTTTTCCTTCTAAAAATTTAATGGTGCTTGTTTTTCCTATGCCCGGCGCTGAATAGATAAGTCTGAGTTTATTTACATCTTGCAAAGTTGATGCGCTTTTTATTTCTAACAATGAAATCCCTCCCTATTTTTAACTGATACGTAAATGTTCCGTTTGAATGAGTGTTGCTCCAGGCACATCAATACCTTTTTTAAGATCATCTTTTAATCTTGTTTTATCTAATTTTTTCGGTTGCTCAACCAAGTAGGCAATCAGTTTGCTCTCGTCTTCTACAGCTACACTAGGGGGGCTTTTTCTGATTCCTAATGTAAAAAGATTCGTTCTGATTTTAGGCTTGTTGGCAGTTTCCATCGCGTCCTGTAGGGATTGTTTTAATCGTTTGATATTGTTGTTGATTGTTGTTTTACGTTCCGACAATCGCTTGATTTCCGTTTCTAAAACAAGTGATTGACCTTCCAATTCTTTAATCACAAATGCTACATTCTCTGCTTTCGTTTCTAGTTCATCATCAATACTTTCAAGTGTATCTTTCAATAGTTCTGGATCAAGCTGTTCTGCTAAATTTAACAACTGTTGATATTTTCCTTGAATCGAGTATAATGTTGACATTTTAATCATCCCCTTTCAAAAATGCTGTTGCTGTTATTTTGTCTTTTGATGCAGAATACCACTTCGCATTGTTTCTTTCGTCAAATTGTGGCTTATTTACATTAGATACAAATAACTTAGCTTTATCTATATCAACATCATATATATATAAATTTACAGAATCTGATTGGTCATATAGCTCATTTATTAATTTAACATCACTATCCACTTTCACTTTTTTCACTTGAGTTGCTGGTATATTAAAGGATGAAAATCCGTCTTCATCTTCAACAGTTAGCAAACCATTGTTATTAATCAGAACATGAAACTGCTGACCATCGACACATAATTCAGCTACGCCAGTTCTATCCTGCACCTCTACCTTATCACCTGCTATAATACTCATTCAATCGCCTCCAATTCATTTTTATAGTCCCACATATCTTGCGATAATTTATCCAAACCAATCGCGAATCTTTCTAAGTCTTTTGGTGTTTTAATGATCGATTTACTCAATTCTTTGCTTTTTCTGTGAAGCAAACTGTTTGCTTCGTTAATGATGATTTGTTTTGTCATTTTTCATACCTCCACATTATAAATATAATAAAACATGTGATGTGAGCCTTAACTTACTACCGTTTCCATGCCTACTCTGTCACCTCATTTTCAATCATACCTCGCAATACTAGTGGCGCCATTCGACCAATAAGTTTTCGCGCTTGTGCATCGTCAAATTCAGCTGGCATTGAATCACTTTCCTCTTCGATAATGTCTCCTATTAATGAATTACCAAGGGACCTCATAATGGCTGAGAACTGTGGAAACACAAGTGCAATACCTTCCTCATCTCGAAGCTTAAAAATATGTTTTTCAATACGTGCCTCTGTTAAGAACTGTGCCAACCAACTTTCTGTCAACGTGTCAGGCATTGGAGATTTAATTTTACTCTGCTTCTTTTCAAGAAAAGTTTCGGCAACATATTTCGTATATAGCTGTTCACCAAAATCATCTGTGCGACTTTGATTTTTAATGACGATGCCCTCACCTTTACCATCCTCAACAAGTGCTGACTTACCTACTAGTTCAAGTAATACTTCGTAACTAGTAAATTTCCCTTCAAAAAGTGTTGCCGGCATTTTGGCATTCAAATGTTTTGCCCACGCTTTAACTTTGATTTGAGGTAAGTACACACCGAGTGAAGTGTCGAAAACATCAAACAAATAAAACTCCTTCAAATGTTCTCCATAGTCTACTTTATGTTTAACTAGCCACTCACCAAAAAATATTAAGTTACAGTCAGAGCCAATATATAACTTGTCCTCAAAATTATTCTTAGCATACTGATAAAATCCGCCAAGCGTGTTACCTTTGTCTAGCTGACGGCGACGTGAAAATACTTCTAATGTGTTATCGTCTGTCACTTTAAATGAGGCATTCGAGCCATCAAGTTTTTCTTGAACACAGATGATATCGCCGACCTGATGAAAATTTGTCCCTGTTTTTCCTTGACGTACTACTTTTGTATATTCTTTCATAGTCATTTGTTTCTTTTCCTCCTTCTTTTCGTTTCCGCCGATGTTGTACCATGTTTTACAATCTTCGCATTGCACATAAACTGGTCGATTAATCTTTATACACTCAAGCACTGCGAGGGCACTATTATTTGTATTAAACTTTCCGCATTCTGGACAAGCAGAAGTTGCATCGTCGTCGGTATCTATAAAATAAAATCCGACTTGTTTCATTCCTTCCATATCTCCTCTCTTTAGTTGTTATAGTAGTCATTAAAAGCTGTGCACCTATTTAACAATTCGTCAGCTTCTTTATATAGTTTCTTACTGTAGTCAGAACGATGTTCGTTTAATTCGGTCACAGTGAAGTGAAGACCTGTTTTAATAAAATTTCCAGGTTTTACAGTTCTAAATAAGCGTCTTCCGTCTAAACATAATAAAACTACCTCTTTTCTCGCGCTGTCAATATGAACAACAATTCCCTGCAATAGTGTGAAAGATCCCTTTTCTCTTACCTCATCTCCGATTCGCAAATCCCTCAAAACTCTTTTATTTTTACACCTATCAAAAATAAAGATTAAGATTAAAGTAAAGAGACTTGCTACAGCTAATATCCCTATAGATGCTAAAATACTCATTCCGGCACCCACCGTTCTTTATAGACATCATCTACTTTTTCTAATTGACCCGAATACACTAAAATGACTTTTATCCAATCAAGACTATTCCAAATTTCTTCTGGGTTATGCGTGTTGTCATGAGGGTGGATTCTTTCCCTCATTTCTTCTATTGCTTCATAATAATCAAAACCTTTAAAAAATGGTCTACCATCTTTAAGACTTGATAATAAATCACCATTTTTAGGACTATAAATGTAATCAATACTTACTTCGCAACAACACCCTGCTGTCCAAACGCTATCTCCAATATCGTCAAAGTTATCCGTCATCGAAACGACTGGTAAATCAGGGTTTTCGATAATTAAATTTGCTAATTTTTTCATTTCTTCTTTTTGTCGTTCGTTTACTTGATTCATTTCGCCACCTCTCTCTTTCTTGCTTTCACAAGTGCGGTAGCAGTTCCTCCAGATAGATAGTTCCAATCAGAAGAGGAATACGTACTGAAATGGACTTCGATAATCTCGTGTGTTTTGGAAAGCTCGTTTAATTGGTCGTCTATGTTTACGTATTTCGTTCGAGACTCACTGTATCCCACAAATTCAAACCATTCATCGTTCATTCCGCCACCTCTTTCAAAATAAAATCAATCACTCTGTAATATCTCTTTCTAAGCTTTTCATTATCTTTATGCGTTTGTTCAACAGACGCTTTAAGCTCATATAATGTTCCTTGAAAATAACTTGTCGTCCATGTGTCTAATTCTTTGATATACGCTATTTGATTGTTTTTACGCGTCGTACCTACTTGTACAGCTACTACAGTTAAGCCTGTAACGTCTTGCCAGTTTATCCAATTTAATTTTGCGTCACTTAAATCTACCTCTCTCAAATCTGCATAACTTAAATTTGCCCATCTCAAATCTGCACCCCTTAAATCTGCACCCCTTAAATCCGCACACCTTAAATCTGCATAACTTAAATCTGCAAGTCTTAAATCTGCTCTCGCGTCACCTTCACCACGAAGCCATTTTTCATGATTGTCTACTATGATGTCTAACTCTTCTTGATTCATTCCGTTCCCTCCAATAAATCCAAATTTTCGTGTATGTTTCCGTAAATCTCAATCTCTCTCATGCTCCACCCTCCAAACC